CTCCACTATCTATAAAGTCGTTTAAGGTGTCTTCATCTTCTCTGACTTCATTTACTTTATCTTCTATTATGTCATCTAAATATTCGTCTTGTCCTTTAGTGTGCAACCAGTCTTCAAAGTCTTCCCATACTTGATCTGGCAATTCACCGTATTCGTATTCAATATCAGAAACGCTCATTTCATCAACGTCTTTACCTCCGCCCTCTACACTATAGAAAAATGTTTCTGCTTCAAAACCACATTTTACAGGAGCATCCAAGGCCTCTATGGCTATTTCTTTTTTGTTAAAGTTTATTTCAAATAATTCTTCCGGTTGTTCTTTTAATCTTTTTCTGGATAGTTTTTTTATTTTAGATCTAAGGCTTTTTATCTTTAATTTTTTTCCTTTACGACTTGCTATTTTACTGAGTCGACCTTCATCTATTTGAATTTCTGTTTCTGGATCGATCGCCATAGGATTGTTTTTTCCTTCTGGGTCTTGCACTAACACAACATCTTCAACATCATTTGGATCTTGTGTGCTTACCATTTTATGGGGCGATATTACTTTTAAAGAATTGCCATCTTTATCTGCAAATTGATCGTCTAATTTTAACTCTTTTGCTTTAACTGGTGTATATGATTTAGGCTGGTTGCCTGTTGCTATAGAGTTACCTCGAGGATTAAAAAAATTTCCACCTTTTCCAGATGATGCATTTGCAAAACTGGTTCCTTTAGTATAATTGTTTTTTTGATCATCAGCATGTTGTTTTGCTTTATTTAAACCTAACTTATTTACAGGAGTAGGGAGACTCCTTCCAGGCGTCATAGTGTACTCTTTAAGAACACTTTCTATAGTTCTAAAATCATTAGGCTTCATTTAAATTTTCTCTTATTAAGTGATGCGATCCTTCTACTTGCTGGATTTACTCTTTTAGTTCTTTGAGCCTTTCTGGACATTCTGGAACCCATTCTGGCTTTTGTTTTTTTTAGTGTTAAACGTTTTTTAAGATTAATAGGTTTTGCACACTGGCCAACATTTGCAACTACACGTCCTCTCCTGGGACCTGCTGTACATCTCACAGCACGTTTGACTGTATTACCCATCTTACGCCATACCATTCTGGCTTCAGTGATAGTATCTGTTGTAAACTCTTCTAATCTCATACTAGTCTTGTAATTAAACCAATCACTATACTTATTAAGGTAGTAAATGACAGTCCTACTATAGCAATTATCCAATTTTCTAATTTATCTAATCTGCTTTTAGTGACTTCTTTAAACTCTCTTATTTCAGCAGTAATACTTTCTATCCTTAACATATCAGCAATTATATGTGCCTCTATATTACCGTCTTGTACATAAGGTTTGAGTTGCGTTTTTGGTTCACTCTTTTTAGGCATTGTTTATCTCTATAATAAATCTTGTTTAGTAAATTCCATATTAATAGTGTTTTTAGTGTCTATAGTGCCACCGTTTAATACTATTCCATCTAACTCATCTTTAAGTGTGTCTATTGTGTGTACTCCTTCTCTTTCAAAAGCAAATTTAAATATCCAACCTGCTCCTGTTAATGTTGGTGCACCGTAATTTTCTAATAAATTCTGTCCTACACCATTTACTTGTACTGGATTATTCATAACGACTGGTTGAGCCCTCAAACCAATTACCTGTACAATACTCTCAAAATCTTTTTGTGTGTTATCTGAATAATCACCTGTTCTACTAATATCCATAGTCGTAAACAATGTGTAAAACTCAATGTTACCGGAAACTACTTCCGAACTTCCCATTGCTCCTGCTCTTTGTCCAATCATGTGTGTCTCCAATCTTTTTCTGTGTATTACTGTATTTATCAGATTCGTTTAAGAAATTTTGATCTAAAGAAAAGGGGCTCAAGGCCCCTATCATTAAGAATATAGTTATTATGCTAATTCAAAAGTTTTTGCTGTAACTGTTGCTGATGCTAAGTTAATTCCATCAACTGTACCTAATGCCTGGATAACATCTTCTAAGTGAGCCGCAAAGGTTTCACTATTTGAACCGTCCCATGTATCAGTACCTTTAGTATCCTGAATCATAATAGCCATTGACTGATTTGTATCATACAATGCACTATGACCAACAATAGTTACATTTTCATTTTGAATAGCATGTATAACCGTCTGGATTGTGCTGAGAGGTCCTGTTTTGGTATCTACTGCCGCACCAAAACCAACTTCTACAAATGAAGGTGTTAACCCTAAAAAGAATTTTTCTTCATCAACCCATACTGGATTTACTTTAGTTTGCGCCATATCAATCTCCTATGTTACTCAATTAAGCACTATTCTTATCTGTATTTATCTTTTTTTCAGATAAAAAAAGGCAGTATAAACTGCCTTCTTTTGTGTTAAATTAAATCTTAACTAAATGTTGCGATTAATGTAGTACCTGCGATTGAAGGTGTTGCCGCCGCGCCTTGTACAGCGATGTGACTACCACTTACTAAACCTTCGACTGCTACAACTATAAAGCCTTCTACTTGTGCTTCAGTACATGCCGCTTCAACTGTTACTGATGATACGTCATCTACTTCTAAGATGTGAGTTGTGCCTACGAAACCGTTTGCCGCTCTAACTGCCGCGTTTGGATTTGATTGTGCCATTGTAATTCTCCTAAAATGTATCGCATAAAAATATGCTATTACACTTATTTATCATTTTACTCAAAAAAAATCCCCAACGAATGAGGATTTTTTATAAGTTAATTTAAACTTAGAATGAGACGTCTGCAATAACGTGACCTGAGATGTCACCGTTTGCTAAGTTGTCTGCACCTTCAACAATAAAGTTTACTGTGTCTTGAGTTCCTGCTGTAAAACTACCAACTTTTAATACTGAAAGGTTTAAGTTTTGTACTGAGCTAACTAATGCTGTTAATTGAGTTGCTGAAATGTTTCCTGCTTGTTGTTGGAAACTTTTAAGGAATACATCCTTACCAATAAACTCACCAGCCGCCGCCGCTCTTCTATCTGCTTGTGCCATTTTAATTCTCCTAAATTTTATAGCGATTATATATCGCCGTTACAATTATTTATCTAAATTGGGAGAAAAAACTTTATTGAATTTAATTTATAAAGGAGAATCTTTATAATTTTTGCTGTCAGATATACCTGGGGATCTGCCTAATTTTGATGTGGTAGTTATTTGGCCTATGCCTAGATTAGCAAGGTTATCGCCTATTCTCCAGTTTCCTTTTATAAATTCCTCTGGATTTACTTCATCTATTATGGGTAAATATGCTTTTAATTCTGTAGGTAATTGTTTTCTAGCAATTTGTACATACTGATTGCCTCTAAAGTTATCACTGTATTGCTTAACTTCTTCTGGGCTTTTAAGTTTTAATTTATTATCGGCGTTATCTTTATTTTTTTTGATATCATCTATTTGCTTCATTTGTAGTTTGGCTTTTCTTTCTGCCACTTGCTGTGCAGAGTCAACACTAACATGAGCAGGGTTGCCTCTTTCACGTTGTAAATGATAATAAGTTAATTGAGCTTCTGGATCAGGACTTGATTTCAAAGACGTGGCAACCTGATCAACTGCGGATTGATCTAGTTTTTCTAATATAATATCGTTTATTTTCATTTTTGTCTTTGTCTTCCTCCGGCCCAGTAACCTGCTATGGCTCCTATACCTGCACCTGCTTTCTTATATTTATCAGAATCTTTACCTAATTTTTTACCAATCTTTTTACCTGCGTATCCACCTGCAACTGCACCAGCAACTGCTCCTGCAACTTTTCTACCAGTACTAGGTTTTCTGCTGTACTTGTCAGTGATATCATAACTTCTGTATTTTGTCATTGTTTGAAGGTTGCTAACTAATTCACTTGTTACAGCAATTCTTCTGAACTCTTGTATAATTTTTGCCACAATATATTGTCTGGATCTGTATTTTAAATGTTCCCAATCAACTGCTAACCTTCTCCAGGATTTATATCTGGAATCATTTATTTTAATCTGCCTCTCTAAACTCATAAAATATGTAGTTGCTAACGGCACTTTACCTTGTGATGCTAATTTATAAAAAAATTGAGAATGTTGTTTAGGTTCAAACTTACAACTGTTTAAAAATCTTTTACTAAAAATACTGTCTTTTAATTTTATTTGTTTGGAATCAGGGTTGTTTACTATATATGATAGCAAATATAAATCAGTAGCATGTGTTCTAAACAAAGTGTAATTACCATATTGTGTTGTTTTTCTGGCATACCCTAGTGCAAAATCTGACTGCTTGGAATCTTTTGCCATAATGTATAGTACTAAACTATTTAAGTATAACAAATCTGCTATATCACGTCCAGTTAATTTTTTAAAGTTATTGGTAGTCCTTAGCAATCTGCCTTCTGTAATTTCATTGTCTATTAGTTTAAAATCCATTTTATTTGCCTGGCTTCCCTGAACCAAAATTAAGTTTACTAAACTCCAATCTGTCAATCAGTTTAAGGGCATTACCATCTCTGTCAACTGCTACAAAACCTTCTTCCCCAGTTACTTCGAACCCTTTTTCAGTTTCTTTAAATGTCGGCATTTGTCTAATAGTTTCTAATTTTTGTACAATTAAATTTTTGGCTTGTATAAGTTTTAAATATAAATTGTAAACTCCAACAATACTATTTACATGCTCTTTTAAAAATTTTACACCTTGTACTAATAACTGCCTGTATTCATCTTTCTTTTGTTCTGTTTTATATCCATCTATTTTTTTAGTCATTCTTGCAATATAACTTTGTGTAAAATCACTAGAAAACTTAACAGGGTCTTGCTCAAAACTTTCCATCTCTCTGATATTGGAATTAATATGTGCCTTAAGATAAATCATAAAATCCTTACCTATTGTATCATTACCTTTTTCAACCCAGTCAAACATTGATTTGCCTACCGCTTTTAGATACTTATCAGCAGTTTCTATTGCTGATAAAATATCTTTACCTTCTTTATCTGTAAGTGTAATTGTACCACTTAAATCTTTTATAGTTGCGTCTCTAAACCATACAGCAGGATTTTGTGTTAAACCGGTACTATCAAATCCAAACTTGGCTTGGGTATCTGCTAGTGTAGGTCCGCCTACATACTCTGTATGAAAAACTATACCCATTTGTGACGCCATTATTTCCTTTGCTAAGTCTGACATTACAGGAACACCATAAACCAATGTGTTTGGTTTAAAATAAACAACTTGCTCACCATTTATATTACCTTGTTGTAATGTATCTTTTTTATACAACATGTCGCCTTGTAATACAGTTTGTATATTTAATTTAGATAAATTTTCTAAAGCAACTTTTAAAATATCTTGTAAGCCACTATCAGGATGATTCTCTTCTATGTCTTTAGGGGTAAAATTTATTTTAGGTTTTTTTGCAAACACACCTTTAGTACCTACAAAAAATTTACCTGTTTCAGGATCTTTACCACAAACTATTGCAGGAGCACCATCCCATTTTGTTGTCATTGATATTTTTGTGTCTGATTCGCCTTCCAGCATTTGATGTAAACTGTACAGATAATCTACTGCCTCTTTGGCACCTTTAAAACCTTTGTTATAAATATTATCTTCTAGATGCTCAAGGTGTGTGTTTTTACCTTCTGCTTCTAATAATATTCCACTTAGAATATTTTGTTGTAAGTCTAAAAATTTCATAAGTTTTATTTAGGTAAAATTCTACTTTTGTGTAAAAATAAAGTTGCCCATTCTTTGCCTTCG